AGTTTTAATGTATCAATTTGTTGTGATAGCTGAGCTTTAGCTAGCTCTTCTGCTGTTAGTGTTTTACGAGTTTCTGCATGTACCTCAGCGAAAGCATCCGATACGTTTAGTAAATCTGCGTATAGTTGCTGAGCTGCTGGATTAGTTAGGTCTAATGACTTGACTACCTTTGCAAATTGTTCGCGAGTGGTAATCAGCTGCTCCCCTGTTTTTACATTTACTAATTTTAACCTAGTCATTTCATCATTAACAGCCTTAGTAACTGGTGCCAGTTGCTCTGCTGCAGTTAGGAAGTTGGTTTTGAAATTATCTGTCTTAGTTAGGAAACTATCAATACCACCAGTTAGTTTTAGTAGATGCTCTACAGAATCCACCTTAGCTACACCAGTTAGAGTATTTATGGACATACCAATACTTGTAAAGGCAAGATCGGTAAGCTGTATATCTCTAGCCAAACGTACAATAGTAGTACCGAACTCTTCGCCTAATTTTCTAAAGCCTTCTAGTTCTGGAAACGCCTCTTTAGCCGCCGCATTAAATGCTATACTAATTTCTCCACTAATAGCTGCAGCTAGTTCCTCTGGTTTAAGCCCTAAGGAAGATACCTTAAAATCTGGTACGAACGATTCGACAATTTTCGTAGTTAATTCTTTATCTTTACCTAAAGAGGTACTTGCTTCTATTAAAGTATCTTTAATATTACCGAACATAACACCAATAGCTTCTGCTATTGGTTTATCTAATTTAGTAAACTTAGTATCATTGGAAATCTTATCGCTTTTAAATAGGCCACCACTTACTTTAGTTTGTACATTAGTATATACCTGTGCTAATTTAGAGGCCCCTGTGCTAATAGCAGCAATAGTATCATTAATAACAATACCTTGATCCTTTAGTTCAGTAGTGGTTTTTCCACCAAATATACCTGTAAAGATTTTAGACCCCAATTTCCCTATTCCGCTATCTTTACCAAATATCGCACCTAGAACACCGTACTGACCACCTGTAACCCCTGTAACCCCTGTTTTAATCTCCTTATTAGATATAGAATTTACATTACCAATACCTGCAGAAATTAGTAACTGCGCTAGATTATTAGTATTTTCTTTAATACTTCTAAGACTATCTAACATTTTATTAGAGAATTCTAGATTCTTAAAACTATGATCTTCAATAAGTTTAATAGAGTCATCAATAGACTTAGCAATAGCTGTACTATCTCCCATTACTCCGCCAGCGCGATCTACTATTTCTCCCTTAGCGTTATACTGTTGTCCCGTACCCTGCACCTTCTGCTGGTCCGCAGCAGAGAATCCAGCACTTGGGGCACCCTTGGTTCCGCCACCAAAAGACTTACCTAGTAAGGATGCCATAATACCAATCATGGCGGCCCCTGTTATGAAATCTAATGGGAAAGGTGCTGCAAAAGCAGCAGTAATAGCAGCAAGAGCACTGGAGCCTGCTTTAGTAATATTGGATTCTACAACAGGTGCAGTTGTAAATACCGCAACTGCTGCTTCCTTTATCATAGCAGCAATTTTAGCTATATGGATAGCTTTTTCTACTGCAGCTGCTGCTTTATACGCAAAGGTTTTCTCCTTAAATAAACCTTTAGTAGCTCCAGCAATAGCAGCCATATCAGATAATTGTGCCTGAGTATTTTTAGACTCTAATTTACCCTGTTCTTTAGTAGTTTTAGATAGCTCTGTATTAAATAGCCTCTTATCTTTATTATCATTATCGGGGTTCGCTAAATCAGCTCGGGCTTTGCCCTCATCCTTAATAAGTTGAATTTTATTAGCTGAGTAGCCCTCGTCTCTTTCGGCCATCTTAGCGAAAACAGATACCAGTGTACCTAAGGATGTCCCTATCTTACCGAAACTAGCTCCTAAAGAATTAGTTAGATCATTGATATTTTTAATTAGATCTGCTTGCTCGGCTAATTTTTGGTTCTGTGCATCTAACTGAATAAGCCTATTAGTACTAGCAGAATTCTCTGCGGCTAAAGCGGAAGCTCTAGCCGCAAATATTCCTTGTTCTGTAGTAGCTTTATCTTTTACTGCGGCTACCGCAGTATCAGCATTAGCTAATCCTGCAGCTGCAGCAGGCTGATCTTGAGGAGCTGCAGCAGCTAATTTAGCCTTAGCCTCATTCTGAAGTCTGATAGTTTCAGCTAAGGCAGCATTAGTTAGTGTAATTGCGGCTAATCTTTCTGCCTCTAATGAAATACTCTCTCTAGTAAATTTACGTGCTAAAGCTGCTAACTCTATTTCTGTACTCTTTCTTGATAACTCTGTTTCAGATATAGTACCTAAAGCTTTTCTATTAGCTAATTCTGCTTGAGCTTCAGAAGCTTGGGAAGTTGCGGCACTATCTAAGGCATCCTGTAATTTAAGAGCATTAGTAACAGCCAGTGCAGATTTTGCTGCCTCTCCTGAGGCGCTTCTTTGTCTAGCTATAGAGGCTGCTTGTTCTGTGGCCGATAGTTTTTCCGTTGCTAGTAATACTTCTTCCTTATTAAGTTTAATAATTTTAGCAGTTAACTCTTCTTTATTAACCTTATCTGCCGCATCTAGTATACCTTTTTTATTTAAAGTATCTAGAGCTCCCTGTGCGATTAATTTATCTTGCTCTAAGGCGGCGCTTTTCTTAGCATACTCATTATTTAATAACTGAGTATCTAGAAGTTCTTTACTACGCTCTAAGGTAGAATCATACGTTCCTACTATCGATTGTAAATTACTTAACTCATTTTGCTGTACTTTTATACTTCTATTATCTAGTTCTAGTTTTTCTGAACTTTCCTTAGTTGCTTCTCTAATTTTATCTGCCTGTAATTTTAAAAGTACGTTAAGTTTCTGGGCAGCAGCGGCGGCTAATCCACCTTCCATACCTCTGGCATCCTCTGCAGCACCTCTTAATATTAATGCTGCCCCTCCCTGTATAGCATTACTATTTTCCTGAGCCTGCGTACGAGGACCTATTTTATTATTATATGTAGTAGCAAATCCTCTTTGTTGTGCTAGTACTGCTCCAGGACCTTTAGCCAGTGTTAAAGACGCTTCTGCATTAGCTTTAATAGAAATAGATAATGTGGCTAGTTTATCAATAATTGCTGCTTGCTCTGATTCGCTAAGTTTATCAAATCTAGGTATATCGGCCCTTTTGGCCTCTAATGCTATTTTTTCTCTTGATAGGATATCTGCTTCTACTTTTAGACTTAGACCTGTTAATGCTTGTGTATTAGAATACTTAGCCTTAATATCCTGAATCTGTAAATCAATAGCTTTATTAGCTAATACGGCATCTGCTTCTGCAGTATTTCCACCTATAGATCTAAGAATATCTACATAACCCTTAGCTGCAAGAATAGATGCCTCTCCTAAGGCTTTAGTTAAGCCTTTTTCAGCGTAGTCTATTCCTTTTGCAAAGATTTGTGTACCAACACTAGCAAACTCTTTTATTATACTTCTTTGCTTAGATTCTAACTTACTTAATTCCTCATTAGTTTGGTTAGCTGCTGAAGCAGTTCTATCTGCTACTTCTTTATCCTGCTTAAATTTAGTACTTTGTACAACTATATCATCTATACCCTTTTTTCCAGTAAAATTGGATGCTAAAACTGAGGCAGCAGTGGCAGCAGTGGCATTATTTTTAGATGCTGCTGCTCGTACAGCAGCTAGTTCTTGTCCTAAAGCAGCTAAAGCATCCTTGCTTTTAGCTAGCTTTAAGGCAGTATCTTCTGGTAAAAATGATAGTGTTTTTAAATTTCCCGCTAATGATATTAATTCTGTTAGTCCGTTAATAGGGTCTTTTAGAGCGGTATCTATTTTAGTACTCCCCTCTATCAAACTGGTACCCAGTTTACTGAAAGGATCGGTTAATTTATTACTAATAGTTAAATTATCGAATTGTTTATTGATTTCTGCTACAGCCGCAGCAGCCGATACTAATGCAGCCCCTGTAGCCTTACCTGAGCTACTGATTTTGTCTAAAATAGGGGTTACGTCTTTAGCTTTGCTTTTAATTACAGACTCATCTAAATCTTTAATACTGGCGTTTACTTCTTTGAAATTACCTAAATCTACTTTTTGCCCTAAGATTCCCTGTAATGTACGTTTAGCCTCTTCTTTAGCAGGGCCCTCCGACATAAGATTTAGAGATTCTACTATGGTACTAGATAGAGAGGCAGATAACTTATCAGCATCACTTTTACCGACAAAATCAAATAGCCACTTATCCCAGAAACTCTCCCACCCACTTTGTGCTGCCTTTAACTTATCGAATTTTGTTAATAGAGTACCAAAAGCACTAGTTAACTCATACATAGCTACAGCTTTAGCATTTACAGACTCTACGCTTAATTGTCCTAATAGGTCTTTTTTACTTATAGCTTCTAGAGTATTGACTGCTCCCTTTGCTGCTTCTTGTACTGTGTCAAAAGCACCTTTAAATGCCTCCGCTTCTTTAGTAGCTGTAGATGCTAGATAGTCTACTACCTGGAAAGCTATAGTAATTAATCCAATAATTCCAAATAGGTTACCTAAAGAAACGGCTAGAGTAGATACCGCAGTTGTTACAATTGCTAAACTACCGCGTACTACAGTCGATGCTGCAGCAAAAGCTGTCATCCTTGGTCCACCGGCCTCAAAAGCTCCATTAACTAAATTAATACCTTCTCGTGCTTTTCCAACAGTATCAAGTAGTTTAATAAAACTATCTCTAATACCTGCTACAGGTAGGGTTTCTGCTATACTACCTAAGATTGTACTTTGTTGTGCTTTTGCCTGGGCATTATCTGCTATCCTATTTCTAGAAGCATCTTGTCCTAAATACTTTGCGGTTCTAGTGAATATATTAGAGGGTGACTCTCTCTCTAGTTTTTCAATTTTTTGTCTATTTTCATAGAAGTCTCTATATTCTTTGGCTAGATTTTTAATAGCTAGACCTTCTAGGTGTACTCTATCTAAGGTTTCCTGGCTACCTTTAGCCTGTGCTAAACTGAAACTTTCTCGGGCAGCCGCCTGTTTATCTAGGGCATTAATCTGCTCTATTGTAATATCAGACATGTCTTCTTTTAAAAGCTTATTAGTTAGTCTAGATTTCCCTTTAATACCGTCTAGTACTTCTCTAGCACTACTTATTCTATTTATAGCCTGCTCTTCCTTAGCATATAATCCCGCATCTGCTCTAATAACCTGAGCCTTACGTAATTCATTAGCGGCAATAGCCGTCTTATTTGCAGCAGCAGCAGAATCTATCAGACCCTGTCTCCATTGACCTAAGGCGGGTAGAGCCTGCTTCAGTAACATTGAAGCAACTCCCCCTATCGCTACAGTTAGTGCTATGGGATTACTAGATAAAATATTAACTATAGGCCCTAATACTGTATTGATTAAAGTTAGTCCCGTTTGGGCTAGATTTTCAATACTAGCTAGTAATTTAGCATAGGGGTTAGTGTCAATATGAATAGACCCGAATTTCTTTTCTGCCTGATCTAATGTAGCGTTTGTGAAGGCCTGCTGTTTTTCAAAGTCTGTTAGTGAGGCTACTGTCTTACCTATTTTTCTAGCATATTCTGAGTGTGCTTCACCTACTTTAACAATAATACCTAATTCGTCTAATAGACGCGGCTGTTGTTTAGCTATACCTAGGGTTAGACGTTCGATAGCATTAGGCATATCAAAGCCCATTGCTTGCGAAGCATTTTTAGCTGCAGCACCTATACGTAATATATCTGATGCAGCAATCCCGCTAGCGCTAGCTCTAGCAGTTGCAGTTATAGCGTCCTTCATTGATAGGGCACCATCTGTGGCAGCATTTAGTTGTTTAGATAGGGTGCCCAGGGCTTGCCCTGAGGCTGCTCCGATTTGGTCTAGACCTTGTACTAAGTGGGCAGTATTCACTGCATTTGATAGCGCAGTAAATGCAGTACTAATAGCGTATAAGTTAGCAGCAAATGTAGCATAGACGTGAACTAGACCACCAAGACCCGCTGCCTGTGCTGCAAAGTCTTTAGCCCCAGCCCCTGTGTCTCCTATAGTCCCACGAGCTAAATTAGAGTCTGCTGCTGCGGATGATCTATAATCACTAGAAGATGCTTTGGTCGTCTTTGTTGCTGAAGACGCAGCTACCCCTTGTTGAGCAGCCTGAGTGGGTAAGGGAATTCTTGCGGCCGCCTGAGCGCCCTCAAGAGTTTTCTTTAATTTTAAGGCCTCATTATTTACTTTAGCGGTACTACCATTGTCCGTTACATCTACATTTACTTTTACATTCTCTGCCATGACTTCTCCTATAGCATACCCTGAAGTAATTACGTCAAGATTTATCGATTGCTAATTATAACACGTATGCAGTATCATGTCACCCCTATTTTTTTGTAGGTACAAAAAAGCCCCTGTAAATTTCTTTACAGGGGCTTTTTACTATTTTGCTGGAGTTTTTGCTTTTTTAGCTTTTATTCTATGGTCATCTATAGTACCTACAAGATCGAACATACTTCTACGGTATTCCTTTGGTACATCTAATAGCTCTAATATATCTAGAAATCCTACATAGTTTTTACCTAAGTAGGTTCCATTCATATAGTCCCATTCATCTCTTAATTTACCATATATGCCGAGAGCCGACTGTACGTCTAATGATAAATCGTCGTATTCAACCGGGATCTCAGACTCTACAGGCTCGTTACCCATTGCCTCGCATATTTCAAAGTATACTGCTTTAGTAACATTTAAGGAACTATTAGCAAGGTAAGACTCAATTTGTTTATTTACTTTGAGTTGCTGCTCTTCGTAAAAGCTGATAGGTCAGTTACAATTTCGCTAATGAAAGAGTCGAAATTAGCAGAGTTTTGCATTAGGAATAGTGCATCTTCACGTGAGTAAGGTAGTTCACTATCTGTATCCTGTCCAACTAAATCAACTGGGGCTAGTTGTTCTAGATACGAAAGCTTAAGGCCAGACCAGCCCTTAATTGAAGCATCTACATATAGCTGTAAGAACAACTTGTCGTCTAGTTCTTCAACTGGTGAGCGATTCTTAAAGGTAGTCTTAGTAGCTTTCTTGCGAATATTAATAAGAGTTTCGCGTGATAGAAATGCCACATTGATTTTGAAATCTGGTAGACCGGGATATTCTACTTCAACAGCCTTGCTAGGTACAAGAAGGCTTTTTAGTGAAAGTGTGCTTACTGACATTGGATTTTATCCTTAATTATAATGTAAGAGAAAAAGAGGGTGGGGGGATCAATCCCCACCCTATGGAACTTCAGCTATTAAGCTGAGAAATAGCGAATACTAGCGTAGTTTGTTGAGCCTAGATCATATGAAGCAGTAGCTGTTGTCTGATCTGATAGTGAACCTTGCGCATTGAAGTTAATAGTTGTAGATACAACTCCTGACGTTTCGATAGTAGGAATAGATAACATGCAGCCATCCATCTCAACTTCTACACGGTTAGTGTTTGTAAGACCACCAATATCAATTTCCATACGGTACTTAGTTTCTACACCTGACGCCGTGCTAACGGACGCAAGGATAGCGGCTAGTAAGGCCCCGGTACCTGTTACACCAGCACCAGTATTCATGTAAGCAGTAACGCTTCCAGAGATTGCTAGGTTACCTGTGTAATAACTAATAGGTAGGTTAACAACACCGATATTAGCAGGAGTTACATACGAAATATTATTGTTGAAAGTAATACTTCCGCCAGTTAAGGCTAGGGTATATGTTGTACCACCAACACCACCGATATTACTAATAAGTTGAGCGGTTGATAACTTATTAGTTAAATAGTTAGCTGTAGTTACTTTACCTACTGCAGTTCCTGCGATACCGCCTGTCATAGTAACGTTACCGCCCCCGTCTACCATAGTAGTACCGACTAGGTTTCTAATAGCTGTAGCATTACCGGACCATTGAATAGACGCAATACCATCTAGTCCAAAGTCAATAACTGCTTGATTAAGGGCACAGTTATCAAGTACATAAGTAGTTTGATCTACTGAAATAATCATACCGAAAGGCTGTAGCTGATTAACGTTAGAACGAGCTGTAGTAGCCAGTGCATAAGCTGCTGGTTTCGCAGTATCTGCTGCAACTGCGGCGTTCTGTGTCCATGCACTAGCGCTTAAAGTAGCAGTTGAAGCAGTAGTTGAAGGTGTAGTACCTGCACCAAATGCTGGTGCTGTAGAGAATTCACCAACTATAGTAGTTCCTGATACTGTAGTAATCTTGAACGGAGAGTTCCACTCATTAGCAAATGTACCAGTTAAGCCACCCATTACTAGTACAACACCTGCAGCTAGTGTTACACCCTGTACTGTGGCAGGAATTACTGTACCAACCATGGTGAATACACCTGTATTAGTAGTAGCACGAGTTAATGCAGTACATGTAGCAGATACTGCAGTAGTATTTAGTGCCTGTGCGTTAAATAATGCATTCCATAAGAAGCTTTCTTCAGCTAGTACACTACCAGATAGGCGCGGACGAATATATGTAGTGAAACTAAAGTCAACTGGTGCTAATGACGAGTTGAAATTACGCTGACCACGAGTTGGGTTGATACCTGCTTCACTTACTGAAATAGTATCACTATTTGTTGATTGTGAGAACGAGAAACCGTCTAGAACTTGTAATTCCGAAGTATTAGCAATACCAGGAGTTCCGATAACAGTACTTCCTGCTGATACAGCAGAAATATTAGTCGTGAAGAATACTCGACTATTACGTACTAGATTTAATGCCATAATTATTTCCTTTTAATTCTATGTACTGCAGTATTCTAACTAGATAATTATCTGTATTGATACATTAGTACAATTTATCTGCACATGAGGCGCAGAAACTCTTTACATTATCTGGTATCTAATTAGTAAGTTAATCTCACCGACACCATAGGGAATAAGTATTCCCTCGTCTGTAACTATCGAGCTTATATTAACCTCGGCAGTTTTATAGTTGTTAGTGGCATCATATACTAATACACCGTGTAGGCTATCAATTACTGTTTCTACATCCTCTAGTAGATCTTCTAGTAATTGTAAGGCATCTTCCCCTTTAGTATACACTTTTAATGATACGTTTAAAAAGCCCCAAGCAAATGCTGAGGGTAAATATTCTCTGGACTCTCCGCCTGCTACAACGTAAATACAGGGGAAATCGCTTACTTCATCCCAGAATTTAAGTTTAGCATATGAGTTACTGGTTATATTTGATTTATAACCAGTAGACCCATCAATTACTTTAAATTTCTCTGCTAAAGCTTTTACTATACTTGTTCTACGACTCATACTAATACAGCTCGCATTCTGTTGGAAACAATGGAAGCACCTATTTCACGGATGCTTTTGGAGATTAGTGTCTTAGGGTCACGAGTCTTAGGAGACTGCTGCTTACCCCCTTCAGAGAAAGTACCATAGGGGTTTCTCATGTAGTTGTAGAATACTGATATCATACCCTCTCGCGAGGTACTAATACGATCAATAGTAGCCGACTCTGCAAATCTACCAGAACGATAATTAAGTACATTCTTAGCTAGACCCGTACCCATATTCTCTTTTATCTGAAGTGATAGCCGCGCGCGAAGCAGCGCGGCTAGGTTAGAATTAGATACAGGCGTACTATTTTGAATTACCTGGCTTTTTGCCTTAACTATTTTTGCCTTAGCTCTACCTGCTTCCTCGCGTATAGCTTTTAGCTTAGCGCGATAGGCATTTTGTTCTTGTTCATTGTTATATAATGTAACAATAGTACCTACAGGTACATTACCAGAGTAGCTATCTTTAAACTTCTTTTTCTTACCTGAAATAGCACTCGCTATTTCATCTGCCATCATATCTAGCATAGGCGGAGAAGACTCAAACTTCAATAATTTATTTGGGTCTGTTAGCCCCTGAGACCGAAGAATAGTAGAAAGTTTCTTAATCAAGGCTTTCTGATGGCCCCCAGGAGACAGTAAACCTCTAATACCTGTAGCTGCATTTATAGTTCTACCCGCTAATTTTTGTACTAATTTAGCAGATTCTGCATTATCTTCCTTTGTCTGAAGTTCTACTAAAAAGTGCCTGCTACTTTTAATATATTTTGATAATATTTTACTTTCAAAATTTTTAATAGAACTAGAGTCAATATCTAGTTGGGTTAAGTGCTCTATAAGAACATCTAAAAACTCTGTAGCGGAATTTAATTCTTCTTTAGTTACAGCTCCCTGTATACCTTTAGACGCTAATAGACTTTCTTTAACACCTACTAATGCACCTGTATTAATACCTAATACGTGCCCCTTAATAAGATTCTGTGCTTTAGCTATATCTGAAGTACCTGTACCTAGTACTTTATCTAATAGTCTTTCAATACCGCCTTCGAAAGGTACACCAGGAAAAATTACTATTGGAGTACCGTTACTCTCATCTAGAAAAGGTCCGCGATTGGGTTTACCCTCTTTAAGCTCTTTAACTAATTTATTAAATTCAGCTGTTTTACCTAAAGCATCTGCCGCATCAATAGTTAGAGCAAATCCTACGCGCTTACTAAGCCCCATATCTTCTAATTCTGCGCGATTATAGTTTATCCAAGTTTTATTTTTAAGTTTCCAAGCATTATATGCGTATGCTTTATCCGCATCACCGCCTACTGAAGAAGATTTAAAAATCTCAATAAATTTTTCTGCACTCATGATTAGTTGTAGTTCGCACTATATAGGTCTAATACACGACGAATATGTGCAGGTAGCGTAGTACTAAGAACGTACTCAATTTGAACAGTATTAGTACCCGGAGCTTTAGGACTATGAATAGCCATGTCGTTCTTAACGTAGTAACTAATTGTATCGAATACAGCCAGCTTTAAATCTTCTGGTAGAGTCTCATACCCTGCAGTATATGTAATCCTATACCCATTAATTTTCTTGGGGAATCCATCAATAGCATTAATAGGTATAATTGAGTCATTTTCACGATCTATAGCGAAATCGGTAAATTCTACTAACTCAGTGTACGTAGCCCCATAGTCGCTACTATACTCTAGACTACTTAGAGATAGTAACGGAGACTCTTGCATACTTAAGGTAGCAGTACCTCCACTGTATACTTCTATTTTAGAATCGTTGACATAGTCAACAAAGGTTCTAAAGCACAGGCTTTTAATTAAAGCGCTTACGCGGGGAATAATAGCAGCTATTACAGCATCCTGAGTAGTACTAGTAATGCCTGCATATGCTTTATATTCTGACAATGTTACTAGACTTAATCCCATTATGTTTTCCTTTATCTTTTCCAAGGGCTCAATAAAGTCCTTAGAAAAGATAAGGCCCGAAGGCCTTATCTTAAATCAATTTAGCTCCAACGTAGAGTTGAAACACCCATCTGAGATGCAAGACCACCGTAAACAGTAGTTACTTGAACTAGACCTGTACGTAGTGATGCAACTAGCACCTTACGCTGTGTTTCCACCATATCTTGTGTATCGAAGCGTAGACCGCGCTGATTACCTGCAATGAAGTTACCAGAAGCGAAAGCAATAGCTCCGATATTAGTAGAGGCTGTAGCTGCACCACCGGCCTTAACAGGGAACTCGCCAGATACTAGAACTGGTGAATTACCAATTGTACCGACTTGTCCAGTTAGTAGCGTAGCACTAACACCTACTTTATCCATTGTCTGGAATAGTGTGTCATCTAATAGATCGTAGTAAACGTCTGTTGAAACAACGTAAGTTACATCAGCTGTATCTAGACCCCAAGGTCCTAAGTCCTTACGCATTGCACGTAGGTTAGTGATTGTTGCTGCACCTGTATTTGTAGGAGTAACTACTGAAGTAGCATCATAGATAGCTAAACCCTTAACTGGATCAACACCTGCACCAGCACCTAGTAGATAGGCCTTGTCCATTGCGCGAGCAACACGACGTACCATAGCGTCACGAACGATAGGCATTAGAACGATAATACTGTCTTCTTCTTCTTCGAAGGCTAGGTATTCGTTTGTAGCCACTTTATACGCGCTAAGTGTAATTTCCTTTAACTGATGCGTTTGTGTAGTACCTACTGAGGTTGTAGTACCGAAAGCTGTGTTAGCCATCCAGGTTGCTAATCCAGCTTCTGGGTTAACAGGAATGGTCATAACATTAGTCTTCATCGCAATATTGCGTAGAAGAGGAGCAACAACTAGCTTACGACGAACTTCTGCTTCCATGTTTGTAGAAACCTCTAGTTCCCATGTAGCTGAGGCAACGTGCGCTCCGGTTTTTTGCATTAGGTCCATACCGAACTTAGTTTGTTCAATTGACTTACCAGTAATGCGGCTTAATAGATAAGCAGTTTCGCGATCCTTATACTCAGTACTAGCCTTTGTGCTATCACTGAAAGTCATCTTGCTCTTTTGTAGAGCATCAAGTTCAGCAGCCTTCTCTTTTAGGGTAGCTTCTAGACCTGATAGTACGGACTTTGACTGTGTTTCTTGTGCTTCAAAACGAGCCGTAATATCGGCTAGTAGCTTCTCTGCACCAGTAGTAGATGGTGTAACTAGAGCAACTGCATCAGCGATACGCTTTTGCATTGCGGCTTCGTCAGCAGCAGCTTTAACCTTTAGGGCCTCAGCTTCTGCCTGCTTTGCTACCATAGCATTAATTGCCTTTTCTGAGGCTTCCGTAGCTGCTTTTGCAAGCATGGCTTGTAGTTCTTCTGGACTCATTCCAATTTCCTTTAATTTTGTGCTCTTTGCCACCGTAGAGGTTTCTAGCCCTTTAGCTGAATCGCTTTGAGGCGCAAATTGCGATTTAAATAACTTATATTCTGAGTCATCGCCAAACGACTTAGAAAGACTAAACAAAGTATCTTGATTACATGGTACGGATACTACCGAAATCTCAATTAACTCTAACTCTTTAATAACAAATAACTCTGTGACTGCGTTGTATTCTGCATCTAAGACACGGAAGGCAACACTGAAAGCAGTTAGTACGTTATCTTTTACCAGGTTGAATACCTCAGCGGCTGCTGAGATTCTAGCCTTAATCCATAGACCTTTAGAGTCTATCTTATGTTCAACCATTCTACCGATGGGATCATCGTGATCATGGTATGCCAGTACGATTGGGTTTTTAAGGTAATTTTCCATACCTTTATTCCATACAGAGCTAGGAACAACGTCTCCGGACCTATCGGGGGAGTTAGCGCTGGCATAGCCACTAATGAAGATACTATCAATCTTTTCATCAGCAGTAGGGAGTATCTCTTTCGTGAACTGACTATTCAGGTGAAATACCTTATCTTTTACAGTCATTTAGATTATCTCCTCTCAATAAATATGCTATAATTTTTCACTGTTCCAATTATAGCATGGGAGCATGGGTGTGTCAATATATAAATTTTCACACCCATGCAATTTTGTATTTAGTTAATTCACAGTAACAATAACGCTATCCTGAGACATATTATTGGAGTTATCTACAACTATAGCTTTAATAGTATATAATCCAGGTGTAACCTTACGCACATTCCAATTTGTAGAATATGATAGGGACGTATCTGTTACTAGTAAAATATTATCTACATAAATAGACACGGATTTAATAATTTCATTTAGGCTCCGGTTTCTTAGGGGCTCCGCCCATAGCTGGTTGAACTGCTGATCCTGCAATATTTGCAGGTACTCGTAGCTTATCGCTTTCCGGGTCTTTATCTTTTTCGTATCGTAACTCTGCGCGGGCTTCGTTAGCTGTAAGAATACCCCCATTTACTAGAGATACGTTATACTGGGCGATATCTTTAATATCTGGCTGTAGGGCAGATACGTTACTTACGATTGCCTCTATATCGTAACCTGAAAGAAATTCCATAGCGGAAATATACTTACGAATAATGGGCATTACTGTTTCAAGATAAAATAGTCTCAGATTAGGTGAGATATTTGCCTGATTTCCTCCGTCCAGGAGGACGGGTGGCACGCCTAGGGTCTCTAGGATTTTTACATTATGACTAGCTACGCTTAGTTCAAAATCCATTTCTTTGAAGGTAGTAGCGAATAGTTGTAGTGGTTTTAAACCACTATCGATAATCATAGGCTTTCTAGCTCCCTGCTTAGGACTGTATTTAGCCGCCCAATTAGCAATTGTTTTATCTTTAGCAACCTGACTAAGAGTATTATCTGTACCTAGTACGAAGCCAGGAATAGCACCATTATCAAAGAATGTCTCTTGAAAAGTCTGCATCTTATATAAGATACGAATATTTCTATCTGCTGCTTTTAATCTACTAGTACCTCTATAGATAGAGTCGCTACTTAAATCCTTAAAGTAA